GACCTGTATCAGGGTCTTCATAGGATATTATAGTACCATTTTCTCTACGTATCAAAAGATTATTACCTGGTTGACTACCTGAAGCATTAAAATTATCAAGTCTGTATTGTTTTTCTGCTTCGTATTCATCTCTTGCACTATTAGAGAGCGCCTGATAGAATTCGTTATTCTCTAACTCTTCTTTTGTGTAAGGCATTATTAAGCTCCTGCTTCTTGAATTATAAACTCGTGGTTCCTATCTATGATTTCTTGATTTCTTGTTTCTATAAAACTACCTACAGAACCACTAACTACTTTAAATAAAAACTTATAACTTCTTTCCGGTTGAAAATTTTTGAACCATACATCCATATAGTTTCCTCTCGAATCACAAGACACAAAACTTCCTGAACCAAATGGAACTATTGTATCTTCTGTAACTGCATCTACAATAGAGTACTGAGAACCTGAAGGAAGATACTTTGCCTTTGTGTAAACAGATGCAGACGGCGAGTTTGTAAGTACAGGGTACGCTGGTCTACCCTGTATACGTACACGGACTTTTGAATTCGGTGCATACTTATGATTTAAATTTGTTATGTTTACAACAACGTCATCAAGTTCTCTTCCATTTAATTCTGCTAACGAACTTGTATGCCAAACTGAATCATTCCATTGTGCTTCAAGTGTAGGGACATATATAGTATTTGTATCTCTTGAGAAAAATTTTAGTTGTCCTAAACTATCGGAAGAACCTTCTGCTGTTTCAATGTTATCATTACCTACAGAACCTGAGCGTTTGATTATAAAACCATAATTAGTTCGTGTACCACCGAGCCAAGTTCCTACAATATTAGTCACATCCATTCTAACGTCATTGTCTACATTGGTATGTGAAAAATCGTATGAGGCCTCATCTAAAGAGCCTGTGTGCCACCAACCACCTGTACCGTCAATAGAACCTGACCATTGTCCACCTTCTGTCTTACCATTAAAAAAGTCCCAACTTGCACCTTCTTCTATCTGAGGCTGATAAATCTTTTTACCTCTACCCATTAACCAAGCTCTGCGTAAAGAGTAGGCTTTTAAAGATTGTGATGTTTCAAGACCATGTGAACCTGCATCTTTTAAATTTAAATAAAATTTACTTCCTGATGCTATCGGTGGTATAAGTCCTTGATGTATTGATGAACTAACTTCACTCAAGTCAAACTTCATTACAACACGACTAACATTTACGGTTGCTCCTGCATCGCCAACATCTTTTCTAACTTCTAAGATTTCATCAAGTCCTGTATTCATAGAACTTGAACCTTCGTATAGTGTTGCGTCTTCTATCGGATATGTAAAATAGTGCATTGATTACTCCTTAATATCCGGAACCACCCGAACCACCACCTGTGGCTCCTGCTGAACCGGCACTATCACCGACAACATTACCCTCAATGTCTTGGCCAGGAAATTTTATTTCAAAAATACTTGGGTCGAGTGAAGGATAGATTATACTATCTTTTGTAGCAGAATCTATATCATATAAATTACCTGAATACCCTTCACTAACTTTATATTTGTTTTTAAAAATAATTAATTTATTCTCAGGATTATCATCAACAGGTGGAACTAAAGTTCCTACCCCATCAATAAGTCCTATCTCTTGTTGTAACTCAGCTATCTCAATTGGCTGATTTATTTGCCAATTATCAGGACTAAAATATGATGTAATTCTATCAATACATCTAATCAAAACTTCTTGTTTGTTAAAACCTGTTCGTGTAACAATACTAAATCTTATACCTACATTTATAATAAAGGCATCTTTAACATTTATAGCATCTGTCATCATTCTAAAAGGTGCCATATACGTAATAAGATTTCTTTTTACAACTTCATTAGTATTGACAAATTTTTTATTTGAATTATACGATAGAAGATAAAAATTTAACGCTAATGGATTAGGAATTTTTTTCTGTGGTAATTGTCTTACACGATTTTTTCTTTTTCTTCTTTTAGCAGCTGCAAGAGTTACTCCTTTTTCTATAGGCTTTTCTTCTTCAAGTTGTTCATCTTGTACTATGTACACTTTGGCAATACTACCATATTTTGACGGCATAGATAATGCTCTCATCATATAATCTTGTTTAGTTACCATTCTACCTTGAGATTGTAAATTAGCCAAAGCATTTTGTTTTATTTCTAAAATAGTCTCAGGTCCTTTTGCACCTGTTGTAGCTTCTTCATTATTTACTATCAATGAATCTTTTGCAGTAGTCAGAAGAGCTGCACTTAAATTAGATGGGTTAGGACCAAAAGTTGCTTTAGAAATAGTTGTAATAGAATTAGATGTAACATTATGTTTTATACCACCACCAAAACGATATTTAATAGTTAGATTAGTATTGGCAGGTGCAAGACCATAAGCCTTAGTCTTTAAAAAATTAGATGGGTCAAAGGCTTTACTAAGTTGACTTACGCCACCTGGTAAACTTGAACCTACAGCATCAGGACTTGGTATAATTTCCTCATCAGGATTATCACTAACTCCTGCTCCAAATCTTAGTTCACAAGTACCATCTGAATTTGAATACTTTGTAAATCTTCTTGAAACTTTTTTTAATTTTAATAAATACGGTGCACTATCTGCAAAATCAGAATCAAGTGGACTATTATCAGCGTTATTTTCTGCATCTATAAAAACGGTATCTTGTGCTAAAAAAGGAACTTCGTGAAATGTATTACCGTCACTATCAGTTACACTTACTATTTCAGTTATACCAGGTTGTGCTAATCTAATTCTTTTATATTTTTCAGCTGCTCCAAATGTGATAACTTCTTGTCCAACTTGACCCGAAACAATTGAACCTTCTTTAGTTATTAAATAATTTAAAGGACTACCACCTGAAGTTTGATAAATACTAAATTCTATATCATCTCTTGATGAACTTGCTCTAAAATTTACATCATCAATTAAAGAAAAGTTTATACCACCCCCTCCTGTAAAAGATGTACCAGCAAGAACTTCTGAACCAAATCTTAAATCAGGTCTATTCTCAGTACCAGCTCCTATAGCAGGTACTTGTTGAGTCAACTGAATTGTGCCGAAACTTGGAGCTACACCTCGAGGTCTATATCCCATTGCTTGTGAAATAGCATAAACATTTGATAACTCTTGAGCATATGCTAATAAATTTTCTTGAAATTGTTTATCTACATAATAAGATAAAACATCACCAACATATGCGGCCATTTCAATAAACATCATACCTGGTGAGGCTTCATTGAAATCATTATATGAATTAGGATAATAAGTTTTAGCAAACTCAATTAAATCATTTCTCAAACCACCAAAATCTCTATTTAGATATTTTACTTCTTTTTGTACCTTTTTTGCCATTAGTTACTCCTTATTCAAAATCCGTAACAAATTCAATTACTTCTTCAGTAAATGGTGATTCAAATACCGCAGCTATGTTAAACATATATGGGTCATTTGTTGGTATTACTCTTATGTCTTTTAAAGAAACAAAAGGCATATGATTTTCTAATGCTTCTGAAATTGTTTCTTGTGAATTACTTAATAATATTTCAGGTTCATTTTGTTCAAATATAAATCTCATCAAGTCAGTACCAAAAGTTGGATTGTTAGGACGTTCACCTTTTATAGTCAACAATAAAGTCCTGATATTATCCTTTAATTGGTCATAGTACCTTTCATTTTGTTTAAAAAATCCATAATCACTTCTATTGAAGTTTAATGGATATCCTATACCAAAAAGTTTATTAGGGTCTAAGTCTATGTCTCTTACACTCATTTTTTACCAAGATTCATTTTTTTCATAAGTTCACTATAATCTTTCGTCACAGCTTTCTGTACATCAGGGTCAACTTGCGCTACACCTGCCTTTTGTGCTATCTCTGCAACACCTTGATTAGTCATACCGCCTCCATTAGGTTTCATATCACCATATCCTAATAAAGACGCCATATCGCCTGTATCGAAAGTTTTACCACCTAATGTTGGATATTCATCTGTCTTAACCGACTCTTGAATTGGTGTAGACTTTTTAGATTTAATTTCATTAATAAATATCTCGCCAATTTGTTTTTTGACCTCTTCACTAACTAATCTTTCTATTATTTTTTTCAATTGATTCGATTTCATAATAACTCCTAACCTCTTACTCCCGCAACGGGTGTTATCTGTTCTACTTCATAATAAACATCTTCTACATCTTCTATTTCTTCAAACTCTGCTTCATCCCATATTTTATCCATATCTAATTCATCCTCATCAGCTAATAAAGCAGGGTCATCACTTTTTCCTGTAGCAGGGTCTTGTAATGGTTTTTGACCTCTTGCTTCTTGAGATTTATTCGATGTCTCTTTTACATCTTGTATACCTTTTTTCATAGAATCTAAAGTATCTCTAACCATTGGAAACATAACGTCTTTACCTGCATTTAATTCTTGTTTAGTTTCTGCTACTTGTGATTGTAAAACTTGTGATAAATCATTAGCTACAGATGCGGCAATTGCTACAGGAGGAACTAATGCCGATGCGGCTTGACTTTTATCACTAACTTGTTTTTGTATCTTAGCAGCTGTTTGAATACCTTCAGCCGTTTTTGTTGCAGTATCTATAGTTTTTGATGCAGTATCTAAAGTTTTTTCTGTTGTTGTTATCAACTTTTCTAATTTTTCTAATTGTGGAAATACATTTTTTCCTTGAGACGCAGCTTTTCTAAGTTCAGGTAATTTATTTCTTGTTATACCTTTCAAGTCTTCTATTTGACTTTTTAAAGTTGATAATATAAATGAACCGAATCCCATTATTGCACAAATACAGAGGTACTTAAATCTTTTTTCTCTGTTCCTACTTTATTTTTCATTTCTGATACACCGGATGATATCGTATCTAAAACGGTCATTAAATGTTTAAAAGATACCTCGGCGCTACCTGCCTCTCCTTTACCATTTAGTTTTTTCAATGTATCTGTTAATGCTCCTACCATTGATAATATTTCCATTATAGTATCAGTATAATCTTGCCCCTTTACTGCAGGATTTACGCTAAAAGGGTCGCCAAGAAATATTTTACCGAAGTCAGGGTCATCAGTTTTCATATCATCAGGATTACCTACGGTTAATTTTATGTTTGATAAACTCGTTAATTTCATATGACCTGATGATAACATTTGTATTTCTCCTTTTTTAGCAAAATTAGGAGTATGTAAAAAAATATTTTCACTTGCTAATAACATATTATCAGATGTTAAATTTGGTTGTAAACCATTTCCACTTGGATTAGGTTTCATATAAAGTTCTCGGCCCTTTACCATTATTCTATTTTCATATAAATTCTTAACAGCATTTACGTGTTTACTTTTTTCTTTTAATATTTCTATTTCAGTTCCAAGTTTAAAGGAAATAGGAAATGTCCCTTTCGATAAAAATAAACTTGAACCATTTGTGTTCATATCTGAAGCATAACCTATACGTGTGTTTTTATCATTTGCTGCACGTTGTGGGTCAACAAATTTAAAAAATTGAGGTCGTGATAAGAAACCATTTGAAAGTAATACTTGACTTCCTCTCTCGTCAACATCTTGTGTAAATTTTAGAGCGTGTTTGTATCTACCTTGAACAACAACATCACCTGCTTTAGTGTCTACTGACCTAACTTCAAAGTTTGCCTTTTCATTATCTGTTAATGTTAACTGACCGGTGTTAGGAGTATTGTATAAAGATATTGGACTTCCATAATATGAAAGGTCTCCTACGTGATATATAGGAACTTTCTCAATTGATTCGGGTATAGATAAAAAGTGTTGAGTAATAGGTAAAGCACTTATAGTGCCACTTCCAGCTTCAGATTCAAAAGTTTGTTTGAGATTATCAACAGGTTGATTTATTGAATTAGTACGAGTATTTTTTACACCCGATGTACCATACTCTATATCTCGTTTAGATTTACTATCTCTAACCTTTTTATTTATTAGAGCTGAAGCGTGTCCTGCACGTATAAATCCACTACCTCTATTTTCTACATTAAAATTACTCACGTATAGTTTCCGGTATAGTTTCGGTAATTTTATCAGCCTCAACTTGAATCTCTGCTACATCTGTAGCTATGTTGGCTAATAATTGTTCTTTTTCTTTTTCACTTAGACCAAATTCACCTTCAGCACCCTTAGTTTGTGCGGTTGCTAATTTCTGAACAATTCCTGCAAGTTTGACTAATTGTTCATCATTCTTAACGTGAACTTCCATATAATCTTTTAACATAGGAATAAGTGCTATAGCCGTGGAGGCATCGGTACAAAATTTTATTACATCTTGTACTAATACATCTATCTGTTTTTTAGTGTCGGTTGAGTTGCTGTAGATATCCTTAAACAAATCTTGTAAGGATTTACCCTCAAACACTTTGAAGTCATTTGACATAGAGATTCCCTATATTATAACTATAAATATAAGGAAACTTAATAAATTACAATTTTCTTATAAACGACAACGCTGAACCTATAACTTGGTGCATATCATAGTATTTATACTCGGCAAGCCTACCTCCAAAGTGTACTTTTTTCTGAAGTCTATCTATTTTAGGCATATTTTTATACTTTTTATACATATCCATATTTTTTTTATCACAAATAGGATAATACTCTTCACCTTTAGATTGAGGATACTCTTTTGATATTATAGTTTTATTCGATTTCTTATAATCAAAATGTTTATGTTCTATGATTCGGGTATACGGAACTTTTACATCAAGATAATTCATCATAGCAGTACCTTGATAATTATCAATATCTAATACTTCTTCTTCCCATTTCAATGACCTGTACTCAAGTTTACCATGCTCACAATGATAGAACTCGTCAATAGGACCTGTATAAATTACTTCGTTATACTCAGGTAGCAAATCTAAGTCCTCAAGATAGTCAAATGGTTTAAATACATCAATACCCTTTAAAAGTTTTTCAAATATTTGTGTATAGCCTCCTATTGGTATACCTTGATATTTGTCATTGAAGTATCTGTTATCATATGTTTTTCTGATTGGTAAACGTTTTATAA